ACGATACGCTCGATCTTTGTGCCGGCGGGATAACTAACAACGTTGTCAAAGTGCACTGACGAATCACCCAGTGCTAGATCATTTGCGATCTTTTCGAATGATTGCTTGATTCGATCAGCCTTTTCCCACAACGTCGAACATGCCTGCAACGCTCCTTCCTTGCCGAAGGTGACTGCGTACAGGTGAAGCACGTGTCTACCGGACGCGTCAGGTCTGACATTCGAATCGATGATACACACGCCCGTGCAGCTTGTACTGACATCGAGACCGAGGATGATTGACATGAGAGATAATTGGCCCCCACGTGCCCACAGTAAAATGCGTCTACAACAGACCTAGACCCTTCAATTCCACCTCGGTGATTACAACCAGGGCCAAACCGTGGGCCTGACAATGGTCCAGTGCAGCCTTAAGCTTCTTTGCCACCTTCACCTGCCTCACCCGTGAGGCTGGTTTGATCTCGACCAGTTCCTTGCGACCGTCAACGTACTCGACAAGAAAATCAGGAAAGTACCGTCGCATCTTGTGCGTGCGGACGTTGCTGACGTATGGGATCGTCATGCACTCGTAACCCCACGTGGCAACATCATTACGAGAATCGAGCCAACCCATGTAGAGCAGCTCCCATCCCGACCTGTACTTGCACGATTGCCCCGTCTTAGTCGAGACGTACACGCCGGTGTGGTAATGACCCTTACGACGGCGCTTCTTCCTGATCTTTCGTACCAAGCATCACCAGTCGTACTGAACGCGGAACATGATGCGATCACCGGGACGCTTCATCATGGGCTGCGCGAGGGTAGTTTTCATGACAACGTTCATGTCAGTGTCATGGAAGTTGATGCCTGTGATGTAGACGAACGTGTTGTCAGGATCGTTTGGATATCCAGTGGGCGGCAATGCCTGGTAGTTCGGATTGCTGGACGAGAGCAACGTGTTGTTCGCAGCAAGCACACCGATCTTCATGACCTGGATGTGCTGTTCACCCCTGAAATTCAGGACGTACTGATTGGCGCCGAAAAAGTAGAGGTGAGGACTCTTCACCAGTAATTCACCTTCATTGTAGTAGACGTTGCCGACAGTGTTCCACGTTGCCTGAGGCGTCAAGCAATCGGCGCGGTACACGTTACCATGACCGTCATCGGCTAGCGAGATTGAGATGGGTCCTGAACCTATCAAGCTCGAACCGTACATGCTAGATCGTAGAAGGTCAGAATCCTTGATCGACAACGTCGTTGGGCTAATGTTCATGCCGTAGAACATGTTGCTGATATCAAAGATCACGATCTCGTTAGAGGATGGGTCCTGTGTACGTTGGTACACAGTGAGAGGAGCGCCTGCCTCTACGTCGCTGCCTGACACAACTGTGTTGATGTAATTTCTGATCGCCTTGCCGGCCGAAGCAAAGGGAAATTCTGGCGTTGAACCAATTTGCGTGTTTGCAAACGCGTTCACGTGAGCGTCTGGCTGTGTACCGTCATCGAACGTCCCAGGACCGAACATCAATGTGTTCGACTTGACCATGTTGTCAAGGTTGATGTAACTCAGGTCATCGTTCCCAAGGTCGTTCACCGCAGTTGAAAGTGATTCTGACGCCAGAAGTTGGTAACTTGGTACGAAGTTTCCATCATCATTCGGAAGAATAGTGAGGTTGCGGCGAGCGACGAAAGGTTGTGAGTACAGGAACTCGTTGCACGTCTCCGAGTTAGTCGTGCTCTGCAAAGCTACGCCGGTCAGGTGATGCAGCATCGGGAACTGTTCAGACGCAAAATCCTTGACAAAGTTCTCAAGATTGATGTAATGCCCTGCGACGCCAAACGACAGCGCGACGCTGAAAGGTTGCGTGGTGTTGCCGTCTGATTCCTCGAAAGGCGTGATCAGGATGCCACCGTGATCATTGACATACTGACGATATGGAGAGTCATTGACGAAGAATGGAGGAACGTACAACGCAAACGTGTTGTCCAGTGACGCTGGGCCAAGTGATGCAGACGTTGAGATGTCAAGGTCTGACATGTAACATCGCCTGATTGCCACGTCATGCAACTCTGCGTTTAGCGGGTGTTCGAACTTGTACACGTCTACATAAGGATGCACAGAATTGTTCGGCGACTCAATGCCGGTGTCAGGCCAGAGCTGGTTCAGCCCGTCACGAAGCGCAGGATCAGCAGCAAAGAACATCGCTTGTGCATGCGAAGAGTTGTTCGGACCGTCGTAGAAATTGCCCATGCACAGCACGGCGGGAGGATCCTGAAGCGATGAAGCAGAGTACGACCTGGGAACGATCGTTGATGATGGAACGGTGAACGCGCCCTTGTCAACGAGATCAATATTGAAAGTTCCTACGCCGTGATTGATCTGATCTGTGCCCCACCTGACAACGCAGTGGTGCCAGTTGTTGTGTAAAAGGCTGTTATCGTCCGAAAGAAACACAAGATCATGAGGGAAAACGCCAGGAGACGCCAATGACGGTGCAATGTCGGCTGAATGACTCAATTGCAATTGCAGTCTGAAGCCTGACGTACGACCGTTCACGTCCTTCATGCTGCCGGAGATCAACGACAATGCGTACGTTGATGAAAGATGAAGGATCGTACCTGCCTTGAAAACACCGTTGGGTTCATCGGGTTGATACCGAGGATTGATGTAAAAATCAAATGAGAATGAACCGCTCGGCGTGTACGTACCACTACAATACCCTTCGTGATAGACGAGGCCTCCGTCTCCACCATCAATGTTCGGGTACAAGATTGCTGAACCGATAGACACCGTCGACGCAGTGAAGAAATTCAATGTGTTGTAGTTACTGTACGCCCACTGTGCCTGAGGATAGGAAGTCCGGTAGAAGGTGTTCAGCTGATCTTTGATCACTAGCTTACGCAATGAATCACTGTTGAAAACTGGTGGGGGTGAGAACCGCTGAACGTCAATCACTTCCTGAAGACGTAATGCCTGTTCCTGCGACGTGCACCCTGACATGTACTGCTGCATGAGTGCAGTGAATTCTGCAGGTCCCTGCGTCGCCGTACCATTCTGCAATGATTGAGCGTAAAGTTTTGCGCCCCTGAGCAAAGACGACAGGTCTGCATCGTCATGCTGCGACTCTACGAACGACGAATCAGGAGCGACATCCTTTTGAATGGGCGATCGACGAGCAAAGAGGTACACAGATCCTACCGGCCCGCCTGTCGAGCTAGACGAGTACGTCTTGATGGGATTCGCAATGACGGTGAACGATTCGACGTCCTGCGGCTGAACCTTTAGTAGCGAAGGCATGTGATCCGAGTGTAACTATACCCCACCACGATAGGCCCGGCCGATCACAGACGTTCGATCAACACTGCACCGGTGTCGTCGTAGAGTTCGAAGGGTGATGCGTAGCATCTGCCGGGTACGTAATCTGCATATTCAACACGACGTACCTGCATGTACACCTTCACATCATCGATGGTTGTCCTGAGCTCAACGTAGTAGTGGTGCCTCGTCTTCGACTCGACGAGGTTGTCCTGCACCATGTGTGAGGTCTCAAACTCAACGTACGGTCCTCTGCCTCCGATGACAACCCGATCGTAGCCGGTTGCAACTAGCTGACCGGTCTTCGTAAAGAACTTACGAGATGGATCACCCGTCAACGGAAGACGCAATCGCTGTTCGTACGTGAGCGATGTCACGATCAGATCATACAACTACGACTAACATTGTGCAACGATTAGAAATCTAGTCTGACGCGAAACGTAAGATCTCTCTCTGAACTCTTTTGCACTGGCCTGCTCAACTTTGCAATCGCAAGAAGGTTATCGTTCGCATCATAGAGGCCAATGCTCGTGATGTACGTGAAGCTCTGTTCTGTGTCCTCTTGTCCCTGGTCAATCACAACAATCCTGTCAGTTGAGTCAACATACGTCGGGTTTGACGAATAGTTGAACTCATCTGCCGCTGCCCTACAGAAGACCAGCGTGCTATTGATGTTCGTGATATTCTGGAACGTGAGCGCGGTGCTGTTACCCGAACCGAACCTGCAGCCTGCGATGTGATCAATGATATTGTCAATTGACCCACTGGTGACAAAGTCGGGGATGAATGCTGAATTGAATTGTGACTGCGATCCCGATGCACCAAGGACCATCGTACCAGGGGAAATAGTATATCCTGGCGCCGCGCCTCCACCATTCATGGCATCGATCGTACCTGACACGTACTGGCTTCCACTCGTGACCTTCTCAAGGTCGAGCATGAGCACACCTCGGTCATAGAACATCAGCCCAACATTGCGTGACGTGTTTGCGCTGTCGATGATGTTGCCGACCTGACCTCCGAACGTCGTAAGCTTGTTGGTCGAAGATCCAACGTCAGTGTAGATCGCTGACCCGGACGTTGATGTGATGTACAGGTTCGGAACTACACCAAGAACCTTCGAACCAGGAGCATTGTCAGGTCCACAGATGATCGACGCAGTCTGATAGAATTGCATTGCGAATGTTTCACGCTTGATGCTATCGCGTGCAAATAGCCTCTTGAACGCAATGAACAATGCAACGTCAACCTGATCAGACGGATTGCTGCTGTTGAGAGGCGATGTGAACTTTGCAGTTGAATCACCGAGCAAGTTCATCGCAAACTGCCTGTAGACGTCCATCTTCTCACGCATCATCAGAGACGATGAAGGAAACAGTTCCTTACCGGCAGCATCAACACCTGTCTGCGCAGACAACTCTGTCGTACCTCCAGGTAGCAAGCCAACTGTCATGTCGAAGATTGGATTTGCTGTCTGAAGCGTGAAATCCTGATCGTACACTGTCTGGTACAACGAGCTTGTGACGCCGGGACCGACGCCGCCCGTCACGAACAGTTGATACTTTCGTCGTGATACTGAGCCAGAGATGTCCTCCTGCAGGACATCAACGAGCTGGTTCAAGAATGAACGGGCGCTCTTGATGTCTGAGGGTAGGATTTCTTTGAATGTTGCCATTTGTCAGTTCACTCCGTTCACAGGTTCTTGTTGATTACGATGCTGATGTCCTGCACCGCGCCTGACTGAATTCCAGTCACCTTGACGTAGGCGTTGATGAGCGTCTTGTCTGCAGTCGTGCCATACACCTGGAATAGCGCATCCGTTAGGCTTTTCACAGCTAGCGTGAATTGCACGGACGAACCACCGTATGAGTTCTCAGCAGGAGATCTCGTGAGGATGTAAGTCGCGCGTTGGTTGCCATCGATGTTCTCAGGGGTCTGCTGCGAGATCTGCAGGAACAGGTTCGGTACCTCGACCATGAACGATTGATCCCTCAGCTCGACGTCAATCGATGTCTCATTCTGGATCGTCTGTTGCACGACCAGGTTTGACGTCTGCTGCGTGTTACGACCCAGCGTGACGACATTGTTTACGCTGTTTACGTTAGCATCGCCTGACAACGCTAGAGTCGGGAGGTGAAGCAGGTTCGGGTTGCTGACGCTGATCAGCTTGTACTTCTGAGCGATCGCTTGGTTCGTCAGTGCCTCAAAGATCGGAGTGTTCTTCTCGATCTTCTCAGCTCCCACGGTACGACCGTACTTCGTGACAATGCCGTAGTTGACCTCGTCATCTCCGGCTGCCCACTTGTGGATCGAGAACGACCCATCGTTGCGTGCAAGGAATTGCCGACCGACATCAGTCAGTACAGCGTCAAGGAGAATGTTATTCGATGAACCATCAAGGAACCCCATACGTCACCGTAACCCTTTTTGCTCTGCGTACGACCATTTGAAACCTGCGTGAGTATCTCGTGAACCACGGCAACAATCGCCGATACGAGCGTCATGACCATTCACCACCCTCGCCGCTAATTTCGCTGATGTATAAGTAGCCAACACATTCCTGTTCATGTCATACTGTATCACAGATCGTGTTTTTCGTACCCTTTGTCGAAGCACCTCAGAAATCTTCTCTTTTGACTCTCTGATGTGATGCCAGCCACGAGCATCAAGATTTGGCCCTGTACCCGTGCCTTTCTTTGCGATAGACATGTGCAGTCGATACTCTTTTGACCTAGGAGGTAGCTTCTTTCCCTTACGAGCGATACTCATCCGACGCTTCGCATCAGTGTGTTTGTACCCGTGAATACCGTCCCCGCCGCGGGTCATATTGTAACCTGTGTTCGGATGATCATATGCGAACGTCTGCTTTTCTTCGATCAACCTGATCTCTACAGAAGCTAACTCATTCTCAGTCTCACATTGTTCGATCACGCTGACGTCGAATGAGCAATGACCGTGTTTCCTGATCGCACGATGAAAGATCAGCGTACTCCCGTGCCGAGCCGCATCGACATGTTCCTTCCAACGATCAACTAGTGAACGCTCTGTCACACCCACG